TGTCAAAGGCGATACCATTATACAGCAACAAGAGATTACCAATAAATACTACCGCAATGAAACTTACAACATTCTTAATTCTGATAATGCTGCTGCCAATAAGCAGTTCCGCGCAACTCTCAAAAAGTCGGACAGCCTACTCAAATCGGGATTTTACTCCCGAACTTACAACTTACGATCTACAACTTTTCAATCTCAACTACAATAGCATGATGTACTGGTATAGTACTGCTATGGAAATAGACAGCCTGTACCAACTTGAGAAGTTAAAGGTGGGGTATTATGCCAAGATAACAGGCATACAGGCAGCGAGTTATGAAACATTAGCGGAAATCTACGCCAATAAGCAGGCTATTGAAAAGGCTGTAAATGCTGAGAAAGATGCCGAAATCAAAGACCTGAAACAACGCAACAGGCGGTTGATATTTTCCAACACAGCACTAACATTTGGAATAACAGCCATAGCTTTTTCTACTATATATTTTACAATATTATAGAAATGGACTTTCAACCAAGAGATTTAGTGACCATTATAGGGGGTGCTGTATCACTTACCGGGTTATACTATGCATTGAAGCGTGATGTGGTAAAGGTTAATGCATCACTTAGGACAGTTGAATCATACCATAAAAGAGAGGTTACTATGCTTGCTGAATCTATAAAGGATACTAAGGAAGAGTTCAATAATAAACTTACTGCCATGAAGGATGAACAAAACAAAGCCATCGATAAGCTTGAAAGTAAGATTGACACGATTGCAACTCAAAACATTTTGATATCAAACAACCTTGCGGAATTGACAGGGTACTTGCGAGGTCAAAAATAAAATAGCATGAGACCAAATTACGCTGCGGTTTATCTTGAGATAAACGAAGGCGAAGGTACACTGAATAGCCGTGTTGCTAATGCAATGCGTAAGTACAACATCGGCATCAGTCAAAAAAGTTTTACCCGCATGTTTCATGCCTGGTGCAAAGACAATAACATTGTAAAGAATAACACCGTTGTCGTTGGTCAAATAGATAGGGGCAAAAGTCCACTTGCCACACTTGAAACAAAGCTGAATGGATTTAGCAGTATACTCGATGAACTTGTACCATCGGAATCTAATCCACTTGACCTGCCACCATCGCAGGAATCAAACTACAAACCGTACAAGCTACCGATAAACCACAACAACATCTTGTTGCTATCGGATATTCACGTGCCTTACCACAACATACAGGCGTTGACATTGGCGTTAAAGTATGGACTGGAGAATGAAGTAAATACCGTCCTGCTCAATGGTGACATTATAGACTTCTACGCTATCAGTAGATTTGAGAAAGACCCACGTAAGCGCAACTTCGGGCATGAGGTATTAATGACAAGGCAGTTCTTGCAAACGTTGCGGAAGCTATTTCCAAATGCCGCTATCTATTACAAGTGTGGTAATCACGATGTGCGTTATGATTACTACATCATGCGTAATGCACCCGACCTTTTGGGCATGAATGAGTTCAGCTTTGAAAGTTTGATGAAGCTCGATGAACTTAATATCACTTTTATTCCGGATAAGCAAGTAATCCACGCGGGGAACTTGACAATCTTACACGGGCATGAGTTAGGTGCATCTGTGTTTAGCCCTGTGAACATTGCACGCGGTTTGTTTTTACGTGCTAAGGCAAATGCTTTGTGCGGTCACCATCATCAAGCATCAGAACACACAGAGCCTAACATCAATGGCAAGATAACAACGTGCTGGAGTGTGGCGTGTTTGTGCGAATTGCATCCTGATTACATGCCCATCAACAAGCACCATCATGGCTTTGCACATGTGAGGGTAATGGACACAGGCGAGTTTGAGGTCAATAATTACCGTATTGTGAATGGTAAGATTAGATAACAATAAGCCTCCACGTTAGGAGGCTCATTGTATCAATCAATAACAAAAACAATATGCGGTTCTATTACACAAAACCGTTGTAAATATAGCACAATGAAACGCAAGCCACATCCAAAAGTTATACATCGCAAACTCGGAAGGGAGAAGGCTGATGGTTTGTACTGCGATAACATCATTGAGATTGACCCTACGCTACCACCAATGCGATACCTTATCGTGTTGATCCATGAGTATCTTCATCACATTCAACCTGAATGGAGTGAGGAGAAGGTGGATGCTGAAGGTGAGGCACTAGGTAGGTTTCTTTGGAAGCATGGCTATCGCAAGGTGCAGCAATGATGCGCCCGCTGCTAAGGATTAAGTAGCGTGTCAAAACTTATCTGCTATCCCGGCATCGAGTAACTCACTTGCCAACCATTCACGTATCTTACCTACTATCTCGTATTGTTCAGCTGTAAGGTCTTGGTATTTCTCAAGGCTACGAAGGTGCTGTTGTATTTCCCAAATTACATCATGGTACTTCATACCATTCACAGCGCAATCAAATGCGTGCTGGTCTTCCCTAAGGTCAAAGGTTAGTGTTGCTTTCATGGTTCTGTCTGTGTTCGGTTATCTAATCCACTTTGACCATCTCGATAACCATTATTATAGGCATCATACATGTTTATCATTTCGACGGTTTGCACTGCGTTTAATAGTGCTTCCATTTCAGCCCATGTCATGCGTATGGCTTGACCTTTGAATTTGCGTTTTAGGGTTAGATGCAGTCTGCGTATTGCTGTTTCTTTTTTCTCTTGTGTCATAAATACTTTGTGTCTTTGGTTATGGTGAATAGGTCTTTGTTTACGGCTTTGATTTTATTAAATAAGTTTTTGACGTACTTTGTTTTGGCATTGGCAAACATGTTAAGCAACACCAAACGTTCCTGTCGTAGATCATCAAGCGGTAGTAACTTTCTTTTGTGCATTGAGTTTGAGTATTTCGTTTTTTACGTGGTGGTAGTAGGCTTTCACAGAATAGTATTCCCCGGTGCCGTCAAAGTCATTTATGATGTCATCAGGTGCGTTAGCCAATGCTTCATCTACGCAATAGAGTGCGCAGTTGATAGCTTTGATATGTAACGCACCCAGTTGCCCTTCCTGCGCTTCACCTTCGACTATATCAAAATAGTTCGAGTACAGTTGCCATGCTTTGTCTTTTGCTTTCATTGTTTAGTTTATTGATTAATTCGATTACTTGCTCTTTGTTGTAGTAGTGCTGCATTGAATTGCGCACGTGGTCTTTGAGTTGTTCGGTGGTCATGGCTTATCTTTTATTTCCAAATAAAACCCACATTCGATTTTCTTTTGGTGCATAATGCAGTACCACTTTTTTTTCAGCCTCAGCACATTCATGGTATTGCGCATATTCCAATAAATATATACTATCAAATTCCCATCTATACTTATGCTGGCATAATCTTTCATATAAGCATTGAGACCTGCCTGCATAAATCACTTCCTTATTTTTTATAAGTAAATAAACAAAGAACCTTCCTCTTACTTTGCCAAGTACTTTTGAAATATCATTCCACTGTATTTCATATTCACCTATTGGATATCCAAATGGACAAATCAATTTTTCTAAGGCCTCTGTATTTGTCATAGTGCTAAAGTATTAAGGTATTCACGCCACATTGGTACACGCTCCTGAAGCTTTGCGATTGCTGCCTCATCAAACTCCACAACCTTTTCGTGGATACGTTCCTGCACTGGTATATCGTATTCCCAATTCGCCAAATCGCTTTCAAGGTTAGCGTGTGGATTCTCCGCAAGGAAGGTAGCCATGTCATAAATCATATTCTTTTCAATGCGCTGTGCTTTCTTAATGAACTCAGGGTTGCTCTGTGGATCAATAAGATTCATGCGCAATGATAGGCGGTATTTTTCACTATCTATCATTTGGCTTGGAGCATTAACAAGCACAAAGCAAAACGTAGCTTTAGGCGCACCTGTTAGCCAGCAGTAGGCTTGACCTTGCCAATAGTAGTCTTTACTCAAGTCATTAACCTTTGCATCGATAAAGGTATGGATGTCCCAACTGCTTTTGATATCCGGCACATTGATTACATCATTGCCGCTTTTGATAAGCAAATCAGGTGTACCTGTGATGAAGTCATTTTGAAAATTGATTTCATTCTTGAACACGATTGCGCCACGTTCCCTGCGCCACATGTCTATCGCGTCATTCTCAACTGCTACACCTTTCTCAATGTACTTGTTGCTAATCTCTTTGTAACGCTTGTACTTTTGTTGGATGTAGATTTCAAGCAGTGCGCTCTTTGTTGTTTCTGATAAACCTGATTTTGTTCTTGCATCGGTCATTAGCTTACCAAGCTGCGATGCTCTAAATTTTACTTGTTCCATTTGTTTTGTTATTTGTTTTTGAACTGTTCGGAAATTCCGAACAACTCGATTGATGGTGCTAAGATACTACAACAATCCTGATAGTTCCTGTTTTTTAACATTTACTAACGGTTCAATCTGTGCAAAGAATTCCTGTGGGCATGCCTGCAAAATGATATCACAATCATCCAATGTTTGAGCTTTCTCGATTAACTCAAGCATGTACTGCACATCTTTGTTGGATGCGTTAAGACTACCCTTCAATTTGAATGGCTTGTACACATCCACGTTGTTGCGGTTAAGGTCACGCCCTAATAACTTACCAAATGACAATGCAGCGTTTTTAAGGCACTCTGTTTTGAGTTTAGGGAAGGCAAGGTCTAAGGCGTTCGGCTTTTTATTATCTGCGTTTAATGCCCACCTATTGCGCTCAATCGGGTCGGCTGCTATCGCACTGGGTACTTTGTCTACCATGATAACAATGGATGCGGCACCTGTTCTACGCAATTCATAGCCGGTTATTGGATGGATCACTACAAGGTCAAGGCTACCCACTACTTCGTTAGCCATACGCTCCCACTTGAAGTTCTCAGTGCGCCAATGCCCGAAAAACATTTCATCTAAGGTGGTTTCTACGTGTGATACTACAAGGGTCTTTGCCTTACCATCGGGAGTCTTTTCAATACCGAGTTGGTCAGGTGTTGCGTTGAGCATTTGCTGAAATTTCTGCAATGCTTCCAAATTGTCTTTGTGGAATGAGTTCATGTTGTTATTGATTTTAGACTTTAAAGATACGAATTAGTAGCGCATAAGGCAATCATTTAACTCTTGACAATAGTTAAGAATTGCAAAAAAGATTGCGCCCCATACGATGTACTTAATGACTTTGCTTGCTTTCATAGTTTTAATTTTTAAATTGTGTATTGTTTAATTTGAATTATCCTCTGTGTTTGCCGTCGTTGTAGTCTACTACTTTAACACCTTCAGCTACTTGGCGTTGTTGAGCGGCTAGAACGTCTATCCAGTTCCAATTTAGTACTGTCTTAGGTTTGCGGTTTGTGCGTTTTGTTTTCATATCTGTTTTTTTGTTTTGTTTGATGGGTCAAAGATATGTAACTTTTTACACCATGCAATAGGCAACATGCAATTTTAACAAATTTTAACAAACGTATTATTGAGAATCAATGTGTTAGCTTCTAACGGTTACAGATTGTAACCACCTCACCTATACCCACGCGGGTATAAATGCAACACAATTACCTTCGTTTATACCTTCACGGGTATACTACGCCCACGAATAGCTACCATAATTCGGGAATAGTTCAAAGTACATACGCATCATAATGGCATCTGCATAGTCAGGTGACTTGCCATGCATACGGGCTATTTCCTCTTTGCTTATTACAGCAAGTTTGCCATCGGCTTCAGGTTGCCTGCGGCGTATCATATCCAGTTCTTGAACAATCACATCCCGGAACTGATTAACTTTAAAGATTACCTTGTTCTGCTCGATTAATTCTGCAAGCTTGAAATAACACTCCGCCTTTTGGTTAGTGTATCTATCTGCTTGCTTCGCACGCCCACCATTGAGAAAGCCTCGGCACTTTAGGCTATCTACTACACCACCACCAACCCCATCTTCATCACAGATCACGTTGGATAATTTTATGCTGTGCCTATCGCACAACTGGCGAATAGTAGAAACAACTGTTGTGATAGGTTGCTTACGCAGCTCGTGTATCTCCATCAAATGCAAACCATGCCACACGCATATAACACTACGGTCTTTTCCAAGGCGTGCAATATCCGCACTGATATACTTTTCACCTTTGCTTTCTTCATCCCGGAAGCAGCGTACAAGGTCATCGTATTGGTAAAGGTTGTCTACGGATTCATCGTATTCCCAGTCACCATCCAATAGTCTTCGCCTATCTACTTCGGGCAACATGCGCAAAGTTTCAAGATAAGATTCAGGTAGGTGTGGATTGTCGGTAGGTAGTGAAGGAATAAAGGCAAGGTGCTGTGGCAGGTTATCTGCTTTGAATGGTGAATAAAACTCATTGTATAACCAACCCTTCGATGGATTGCATGTGAGCAGCATCTTTGGTTTAAGGTCGTACTGAGTAAGCTTGAAACGGATGCGGGACTGGAGTATATCTATTGCCCTCTTTGATACCTGTGCGCTTTCATCTACGTAGGCATCAGTTAACTCTAAACCTCCGAGTGCATGAAACTCAGGGTCGGATGGATAGGCAAATAAGTCTTTCAGGATTATTTCGCTGCCATTGCTAAACGTTATCACGTTCGTTTGATTATTGATTGTATAGTGTTCGTTAGGTGCTAACCCTAACATGTGCGCTACTTCAAAGAAAGTCTTTAGCGTTGTCTTTTTTAGCGTGTCAAGTTTACTGCGACCTATCAGACCACGAGTGCCTGGATACTTGAACCTGCGGCTTATCTGCCATGCACATCCGATGAAAGATTTTGAGCCGCCTGCTGCACCTCCGAATAGCACCACACGTGCCGGGTGTGAATTACCCAGCACACGCAATGCTTCTTTTTGTTTCGGTAGATACTCAATCATTAGAATGGCAAATCGCCCGTGCCTTGTGCATCGTTTTCCTGAGGTCGGGAAGTCGATTGCAATGGCTCACTCATCTTACCACTAAAGAACTTACCACTCTTGCCTTCCTTTACCCACGCAGCGAGGCGCATCTTCTTACCATTGACCATGATTTCACCCGTGTATTCAGGTGCGTTATTGGTTGTCTTGTTGTTCTTGAATAGGGTGAACTGTCCCTCTTGCATTTGATAGTTACTCATTGTATTAATTGTTTATGATTCCGATGTCTTCAATCATTAGACTGATTGTGGTCTTGCCGTTAAAGTCTGTTGTTTCAATCACTTCAAAAGGTTCGTGGTCTATGCTATGCCCATTGATGAAACCAATGTACACCTCAACATCATCCGGGTACTGCGCAAGCTTATCCCACAATTCACCTATTGTCATAGCTTATATTCATCTTTGTCAGTTAGCAAATGTAACTCTTCAAAGATAAGGCGCATTGCTGTATTGTCATGCATCGATGGTCGCATACTTCGCTTAGCTGTTAGTATAAACAACTTGCGTAGCAGCTCGACTTCTTTATGTTGATCGTACTTCATCAGTATTCATTTTGGTTATTGATTTCTTCCATGTACCTTTCTTTACGGTACTCAGTGAATTGGTATGGCTTGTTGTTGTAAACACGGAAGCGCATATCACTGTTCCATGCCGGCAATGCATCGTACTCATCCATTAGCATTTTTTCAAATGCGCTAACCTCACTGCGCTTTGCTTCCTGCACTGGTGCTTCCTGTATCTTCAACTTATCCGCTGCCTGTTGGATAGCATCAACCACCTGCGGGTGTTGGAACATTTCGTAGATGTTGTTATTGCTCTGTTGATCCTTAACCATGCGATTGGTTACAGCATCACGTTTGCTGAAGTACTTGCGTATCCACTCAAAGAACACCTGCCCATCGATGCGGTTATACACGGGGCCGTACTCTCCCTTCATTGCCATGCGAAAGCAGATGCGGAATTCTTCCACACGCAGGTAATAGTATTCCTCCATAATCAATTCAGCTGTGAGCATTAGCTGCTGCGGGTTCATAGGCTGCTGAAGGTTGAAGTACTGTTGGCATTCATCCATCAATGCAACCAACACACCCAGTGCTACTTGCTCGCCTTTTTGCTTTTTGATTTCACTCAGTGCCGGGGATGTCTTCGATGCCAAGACTTGATGCAAGGCTGCTTCGGTACTGCTTGCGGAATTGTTCAAGGTCGCTATGTCTTTTCTCTCGTTCATTGTGATTTGGTTTATTATTTTCAAATTTAGAATTATTGTTCATCCAATTTCGGACAGCTGCTTCCCAATTTTTCATTTTATTTTTGCCCACCATCCATCCATTGCTTTCGTAATGGTTGAAGAATGCCTTTGATTCAGTTACTACTTTGGCATCATTCCACACGTTCCCGGCTAATGAATTTTTTTCTTTCATAAAATTTAAAATTTCATCATACGTAGGAGCACGAAAGTGCGACCTTGAAACCTTAGCATTTACATTTTCATTAGCATTAACATTAACATTCTCATTTACATTTACATTAGCTTCAACCTTGCTTGTATCTTGCTTCGGTTTTGCTTCTTGTTTGCTTATGACTTGCTTTACTTTTGGTTTGTTCCCGTTCTCAAATCGCTTTTGGTTTGCATCAAGTTGTGGCTTGATTAAAGTGAACACAGTCTTAGCCACTCCCTTCAATTCAACCTCGTTAAAATTCAATGCGTATTCGAAGATGGCAGAATATACCTCCGACTGAAGTTCTGCATCCAGTTCCTTAATCGCTTCATAGAATGAGCGATAAAACACAGTCGATTCTCTCATGGTAAAAAATACCCACCACTACACACAAAGGCGTACCCTCAGCTGAATAGCTTATGGCAATGCGGTAGTGATGGGATTTAAAATATTTTTCATAGGGTACGCTTGACAAAGATAATTATTTTATCTGTTCAACCAACTTTCGTTTAGCTTTTATCTGTTTGTATTTTTCGTATGCTTCTGATTTAGGTTGTGTTTGTCCTAACCCTTTGCAATAGTAATCATTTCGTAAAATACATCTTGCCATTCGTTTCCAACTCGGAGCCCAGCATTTAACCTCTAAATCATGCGGTGCTTCTTGTGGTATTTCAGAGTAACCTCTTTTTTTCCATCCAACTATAAATTTCCTAAATCTTTCTTTGTAATGATCTTGCATTTTTTGAGGTAAAGATTTTAATAAATAGTTTGTGTAGCTTTCCCACGTATGATTATCCGGTTTAGTAATGTGATGGTATCCGTTTATATTTCCTCTGTCTTGAATATATAAAGCACCACTATTGACACCACTTACCCGGTTTATCAGTTTATACCAAGTATCGCTTTCTAAAATATGATATAACCATAAACCTTTCTTTTGGTCATCGCCAAATGGTTGACATAAACGCTGATTACTAAATTTAACACCTGCCATAGTCATCATATCATAAATCTTATTATGGCATAATTCTTTGTGCTTCGAGTGAAATATCCAAATATCCTCTGTTCTCCAATCATAAATAGGATATACATTGAACACATGACTGTCAATTTTTGTAGTCCATTTGTATCCGTTAAAAGTAAGATTCTTTTTTTGACTAACTATTGCTCTATAACGATGCAAACTCTCATCAGAACGAATACCAATAAACCCAGCGGTAAGTTGGTTTTTAGAATACCATTTGCCAAATAACACCATTAATTCTTCGAATTCCATTTTAGGTACATAAAAATCGTACTGGTTTAAATCACTAGCTTCTTTTGGTTTTTGACGAACCCATAAATTTTTCTTTGATTCATCCCAACATACCCATTTAGGTTCAAAATCACTGACAGCATTACGTAGTAATAATTCACCACAAAACCAATGCAAGTCAATATGGTCTTTATACAAGGTGACCATTTCTCGAATATGCTCTATGGTATTAGTGTATTGTGCTTCAAGATCAATAACCAATAAACCAACTTTTACATTTCGTTTTTTAGCTTCAGCCAAAACTAAATGAGTCATTACCGTACTGTCTTTACCACCACTAAAACTGATGTAGTATCTCTCAAATGAATCAAATACCTTAGAGATACGTTCTTTCGTAGCATCTAAAACTGATTTGTTTAAATATATTTTTTGTGCCATAAAATTATTTAATAAAGTTCAACTTGTCTTCCTGATGATAAAGCTTCATTCATGCTTACCGGGTTCATTTTATTAGCAACAAGCCACATATTTAAAAACTCTAATGCGGTTTGATTAGCTAAGTTTTGTTGTTCTTCTGATAACAAATTGAATCCCGAACAGAATACAGAAGGCACTCCATTATACGCACACATTGCTGCTTGACCTAACCATGCAATTCTATTCATGCTTTTATTGCTTAAATAATGCTCACAGCTATTTTTCCATTCAGTAATTACAATCAATAAATACTGTCTAAATAATAAATCATTACCAAGAAAATCAGCATAGCTTTGTTTACATTCCTCACTAGTCATACCTTCTTTTTTAGATGCATAAAATCCTGCTTTGTGACATTCCCATTTATCATAGGTATGGAATATTCTTTCTTTGTCATTTTCATTTGGTATTCGATACATTTCATATTCCAAAGAATCAATATCATCAGTAAGTAATTCATATTCATTTTCAATATAGTCATTACTTTCCCATGCTTTACTAAAATCATTGTCATTGAATAAATGCTCTAAACCCGATATTTGACAAAGTCGCAATACTTCTTCTTCATCCATTCCTAACTGTTTTGCAATACGTTGATTAGTCCAATTACGATTTTTCAATTCGATTACAATTTCACTCATTGCATTAATTTGATGTTTACCCCTAGCACGATTGTGTCGAATTGTTGAAGCGATACGATCATTCTTATTTGATTGTTCATTGCGAATTGTAACAATAGGTAAATATCCATGCACCCGGTTATTTACTATTTTAGATTCCTTACCAACTCGATTACGGTGAAAGCCATCAATAACTTCCATTGCATCTTTTTCCATGTTAGGCCATGTAACAATTGGTTGAGTGTAACCATCATTCATAATTGAAATTTCAAGAAGCTCCATTTCAGGTGGTGCAACTTTATTTGGGTTATAATCATTAGCTTGAACTTGATTGTTTTTTACCCAAATAACACAATCAACTGGTTCATTTTTAAATGGGCTAATTTCATGCAATGCTAATTTGACTTCATTGATTGCATTGATTTTTTCATCCAATGGCAAGTCTGCAATGTGCAGTAATAATTCGTTAATGTTCATTTCTCTAAATATGTTTTAATAGTTTGTGTAAATTCTTCAAATGACCTGCACACTTTCACACAGTAACCTGCATTGATAAGTTGTGCGTGAACGATTTTTTGCGTGTCTGAAAGTTTACCCTTCTCAGTCTTCATCTCGATGAACAGCGCATGGTATGAACCTGATGGCATGCATATCATAAGGTCTGGCATGCCGGGCATGGCTCCTTCCGCTTTCAATATGTTCCACCTTTTCGCCCGTTGTACTGTAGTACCTCCGATGAATACCCCGTTAGGGAATGAAGCAATCAATGTGCGGGGGAATGAGTACCTAAACCACTCCACACATCTTTGCTGTATCTTACTTTCTTCATGCTTCATGTGCAACCTGTTGTAACATGTTTGACATAGCTAACCAAAATGCATCCCGGTAATGTTCATCTGCAACAATATCCACCACGTGCAAATGATTGTGCAACTGATAAAACTCCCACTGCCCTACTGGATGTATCTGATAATCACATCCAACTGATACGGGGCAAAATTCTACCGTGTGTTTTTGAACGGGAATATCAAACCTCACAAGATAGTTGAATGAATGATCTAATGTAACCAAGTAACACTGTCTGCTTTCATTTACAATCTTACGTTTAGTGACATGTACATCATTGTGGAAACCACGATGCAATGTGTGTACATCGTATTCACTTGCCATATCACCATCAAAGCTTTCATTGGATTCCATCATGTTAAGGTTATCTTCAATCTGTCGCCAACGTTGTTCCTTGCTTTGATTGTCAAAGATTAACTTAAACCACTTCAAAAGCTTTGCATTGGTTACATTCAATTCAGCTCGCAAAGTTTGGAATGGTACCTTATCCCATCGCTTCATTATGTGCAAGATGTCACTACGTGTGGGTAGTTCCTGCTGTCTTCTATTTGGTTTACTCATCGCCTTCATTTTTGATAGTTATTGAATTAATGATTTCGCATAGTGGTAATTGCATCACTTGGCTAAGGTTCATTAGCTGTCGTAGCTTAATACTGCCCGGGTCAGCACACCAGTTATGCAAAGTCTTTTTGACTATTGGTGTATTACTGCGTTGCATAGCACGAAGGAGAGCGGCTTTGCTCCCCACCGTGCGTGCAATCAACCCGTTGAGTTGATTGTTCTTTCTCATTCCGTTGGTCTTAGTTGGTGATTGACTTTGTAAAACAATTCTCGGTGCGCTGTGCTGAAATGGTGGTGGAATACCGCTTCATCAATCGGTGCGTAATACTTTTCACGCATGTCCTTCTCAAGGCGTGATGCTATGTCACTATCTTCATCATACGCCCAAGTATCCATTGCAATGCAAAGATTGTTGTAGCGTATTTGAATTAGTGTTTTTTCTGCGGTAATACAACAATAGGTCTTGCTGTAAGTACCACAAACATAAAAGAAAGGCAGTTGCACTTGTTCAGTGCGCACTACTGCCGGAGCTGTGTGTTGAATCTCGATTGTCATTGTATTGGTTTTTAAAAATTAATCTTCGTTATCGTAGCACTGACTGCAAGTGGTTTGTACATCATCCATCTTAGCAACTTCGTCAATGGCTTGGTCTAAGAACACCTCCCAATCTTTGGCATCAGTTGGTTCATCAGGGTTTTCAGCATTCCACTTTTCAAGTTCTTTGAGTGCTTCCTCTTTTACCCAATCATAGTAGGTAGTCCAGTTGCAGTGAATGCATTCGTCCTCGCATTCGTAAGGGTGAGTAAGTCCGTAAATGATTTGCATTTGTTTTTGTTTTAAATTGATTACCTTTGACGTGTACAAATATACACCAAAGTTTTAGATGTGCAACTTTTTACCCCAAAATTTAACAATTATTTTTGCATCCCTGTGTAAGTAGCCAAATATCAAAGCATTACAATGAGTGGCTTAACAAGGCTACGGGGCTAACTCACGATAAAAACAGGGCAAGTGATCTCTTGCACGAGGTGCTTGCCCGGCTAATGGACCGCCCCGAACAGGATGTGGTGGATATAGTTTGCGGTGGTAAGATTGAGCAATATGTCAACCGTGCATTGTGGTTATCATGGCACAGCAATCGCAGTGACTACGCTGTTAAATATCGCAAGTATTATGATTTGCACACAGAGCGCGAATTGGTAGATACAAAACAGGATGAAACATGGATAGGTGCGTTCATTGATGGTGAATACCTATACAGCGCAATAGGTAGATTGAATGAATATGATAGTATCTTGCTACGATTATACAGCAAACCTGATTTTGACTACAAAGAATTGAGTAGAGAAACAGGCATACCTTATAACTACCTACGGCAATCCATACACAGAGCATTAAAAAGAATCAGAGAATATGTTAAACTTCAACGTGCCATTGCACATACAACGCGAGAGGCTGAATACCTGCAAAAAATGTAAGTTCTTTGTACCTACTACGCAATCATGCGGCACATTAATAGTTGGTGCCGGAACAGAGGTTGATCCCGAAGAAAACAGCGTAACCTACTACAAGGAAAAGATAAAGCTTTGCGGCTGCTTCATGCCCTTAAAGGTAAAGTTCCGTTTTACATCATGCCCAGCGCATAAGTGGTTTGCACTTGATTGGAAGCAAAACGAGATTGCGGCACTGGATGAGTTTATTCACCGCATTCATAAGGCGAATAAGATTGAGCATGAAGATTTGAAGCTGCTGTACTATTGGTTCAGCAAGGTTACTAAAAAGCATGAGCCAATCTCAAACTGCCCATCGTGCATACGTGACCTTATTACAGAGTTCAGAAGGCAACTTGGAAAAATAGAAAGCAAATA